TTTGAGCCTTCTCAGCTTTTTCTAGAATTTCGTCAAACTTTCCAGGACCATGCTTTGGCTTGGCTGGATACTTCTCCTGCCCATCACCGCCAGTCTTTTTAGAAGGGTCTACAGGCTCAATTGGCATTACGCTCTAGTCTTCCCACGTTGAGCAATACCATCAGCCCGTTTAGAAGCAGAAGACACTTTGCCGCCAGCTCTCATACCCCTATTCATAAACTTTTCTTTCTTTAACTCAAATCCAGTCTTCTCTCTATTTTTAGGAACAGAAAGCGATCGAGCTTCTGAAGTTTTTGCTTTTGTAGCGGACGGTTCTGCATCAGGTTTTGCAAGAAATTTGTCTTTCTTTTGCTCAAACCCAGTTTTTTCTTTGCCATCTTTACCACCACTACTTACTGAAGCAGGTTTATTTGATACAGGCTTTGATTCTGCTTTTGGCGCAGCTGCCTTTGGTTTAGCTTTTGGCGTATCAGTATCGTACAACTCACCAGTCTCAGTGTTCCGTCGTATTTTAGATTCTTTACCGGTTTCGTCCTGTAAAGTGCCGGCTACATAAGCTTTTGCCCGAGCACGAGTGTCGTCATCAATGCCTGGATTTTGACCCTGCATTGATTCTATTTCACCACCATTTTCATAGCGTTTCATTTTCTTTTTCATATTAGCAAGCCTTTCCCATACCGCCTTTTTTCATAGCGATCATCTTGCCTTTGGTTTTGCCTTTAGACTCAATGCCACCGCCTTTAGCCATGCCGTGCAACTTTTTCTCGTGACCTTTAACGGCTTTAGCAGCGACCTTCTTCATCATTGGCTTGTCTTTAGCAATATCTGAATGCGCCATACCACCGCTCTTCATTGCTTTTTTAGCGGGAATAACCCCTTTAGCCATAAGAACATCGGCTTTAGTTACTTTGCCATCTTTATTCTTGTCCGGAAACTTTTTCATTTCTCCACCTTCTTTAAATGTTTTGCCTTTGTCGGCAGTTAAAAATTCCTTCCCAACCGCAGAAGGCACTCCTGCTTTTTTGGCAAACTTTGGGTTATTAGCCACAGCCGCCATGAAATTGTGTTGCTTTTTTGATACGCTTGGCATTATTTACCTGCTAATAAGCTGGTCAATTTTGCTTTCAAGTTTGTTAAACCTTGCGTCCATGTGTTCAACAATGCGTTCCACTTCTGCTTTAGTGACGTTATCACGTGCTACCTCCTCACGGGTTTTGTTTAATAAAATATCAATCCTTTTTAGTTCGTTGAACTTCTCATGCATGATGTATCCAATCAACGCCACAAATATGGTTAACCCACCAGTCCAAAGTTCTAACATATTTAGCATTTCCACCTCGCAAGAGAGGCAGCCTTTCTAGTGGGCTTGCCTTTTTCATCTTTCATCGGTCCCGGCATCCCAGACATCCGAGCACAGAACGAGCGCTTACGGGCGCCACCTTGTGGCTGTGGAGCCTTTAGGTTAGAGCCAGTAGCTGCGTTATACTTGGCACGACCTTTGGCAGTTAACCCAGCCCCTTTTGAGACAGGTAGCTTTTCGCCACGACCTATAGCCAAAGAAGGGGTTTTCTTTTTAGTCGCCATTATTTTCCTCAACTAGTGTTTGAGTCGATGTAACAACACCTGTTTCTACATCTAAAAATGATTCGCAAAGCCATAAGCCTTGTTCGTCACGGTAGTATACTTCGCCCGTTTTCATTTGCCAACCCCTTTAACCATGACATAACCAAGGGTTGCGCCAGAACCAGCTGTTTTGACCAAAAGCCTAGAAAAACGGGCTTGGGCATTGCTTACTTGAAGGATACTTGTTGTATTTGCTGCAGTTGTAATGTCCGCCCCTAGCTGTACAAAGTTTGTATTATCAACAGATACTTGCAAAGCAAAAACAGGCGCAGTAGTGGTAATAGCGCCCATATTAACCATTACAACTAAGTCCGCACAACCCTCTGTAAAGAAAACTGCACTGGTACTGTTTAATGTATTTGGCACAACTGTTCGGTCAAAGAATTGCCGTTGTACTGGGTTTGATGTATGGGATTGTGTACGGTTAATCGAATTAGTAAAACTTGGACTTGTACCACCAACAGTACGAACATAACGAACACGGTTTCCAGTTAAAGGAATCAACGGAGTGCGGTATTGTCCTGCGGCTGTAATCCTAGGTAACTGATACACGTCATAAAAGTTTGTTCCACCATCATCAGACTCTTGAACTGTAAAGTCTAGCGTTGGATTGGTACCAGATACTGCGGTAACAATAATATTAAACTCTTGAGATAACGCACCAGCATTAGGAGTGAATGTTCCAGATGTACTCGTGCTAGTTAATGCTGCACTGGCAATATCTGTTATTCCTAAGTTAGCCGCAAGAGATGCGTTACTTACGGTTGTTACAGTTGTTACAGTTGTTACAGTGCTAAGTGAGCTGCTTGTGTTAAATATTACAGGGACATTAGAAAAAGCATCACTTTTATTTAATATTTCAACCTTTTCACGCAGGTACTCAAAAAGTCTTACATACGAAATACGAGCGTCTGTACGCTTGATAACTTGACCACCTGTGCTTGTTAATCCAATTGCAGTTGGTAGTGTTGTAGTACCAATAGGTTGTAGTATTAAAGTTGTTACAGCTACGCTAACTACTTTATACGTGCCATCAAAACCCATATCAGCACCTGTGGAGCGATTGCGTAAACCATATACATTTACATAGTCTCCAACAACCACAGTCCAAGAATTATTTCCAGTTAAAGTAAGTTCTGTAGAAGTGCTAGATGCTTGCGCTGCTACGATACTAATAAATGCGGCTGGGATATTTGCGCCATTAACTCTTGCTACCATACCACCAGCAGATGTAGTTGAAGCTGACGCACCAAACGCAATAGTAAATGTTGTAGAGGTTGGGGTAGACGCTACTGCAGTGGCCGTTGTTAAGTTAGCAAAGTTTGTTGAGTCTCCAATACCGTATATAACAATAAAGTCACCCGTTGTAAGACCATGTGCGGTTGCCGTAGTAATTGTAGCTGTTGTTGAACCCGACTTTACAGCTGACGTAATGATTGCTGTTGGTACAGTTAATGCTTTGTCGTTAGTAAAACGAAACCGTAATTTATAGTTTTCTGTTATTTTTGGTATAACTTGAGTTACGTTTCTACGTGCCGATGGTTGATTAGTTGTATCAATTGCTACATCGTAATATTGAATTCTATCAACTTGAAATAAAGACCTAAATTCAGAAGTTGGGACAAATGCGTAACTATAGTTAGCCGCAACAGCTTGAACAGACGCTGTTGAACCAATGCTTACTGAATGGTTTCCTGCAAAGGTACCTGATGGGTACACATCTCCAAAGTCTGATCGCACATACATAGATGCGCTAGTCGCTGTTGCGTTTTCAAATATCTGACTGTAGCCTTCTGGTGCGCCGCCCATAGCGGAACGGAAATACACAAAACCTTGGCTGGTGTATGGTCCAACACTTAAAGAAGTAATCGTACCCATTGGTCCTGCTGTAGCCGTGAATACGGTAGAGCTTGTAATATTAGCTACAACTAAGCATGGGTAGTTTAATCGGCTATCACTTGTAATTCCAAGGATACCAATACGTGCGCCCGCAACTAATCCGTGTGCAGTAGAGGTTGTTACGGTTAGGGTAGTGGTTGCCTGAGTAATACTTGAAATTGCAATATTTGATGGTAGGGGAATTGGCGTTTCTGTACTTACGTACTCAATAGATAGCTCTTGCCCCAATACCCGTTGAGACATTCCTAAACCAACAATAGTTTCTAACGGTACTGGAAAGGTAGATTGCGTTTCTACATACGTCTCGGTATTTGCTGTTAGCGGGTTTTTTGAAATAACAAGATACGATGCAGATACAGCGTTACCATCTAACTGGACAATGTCTCCAGCAGCTTTTGATTCAGTCCAAGTTGTAGCTGTATTGTATGTTTCAAACGATTCACGGAACGATGTGGTTATGTTTTGTGGTTCTACAAAAACAGGGTTTGTTGATGACGTTATAGGCGTGACTGGAAGAGGATTAACAGACGTAATATTTACGCCATTAGGATCCTCTAGTACCGTCCTAAAGTCAACGATTCCAGTCATTACAGACTTTTAATAAACTCTTCGTGCTTGGCTATAATTTCAGCTTTAACTGCTTCTGCGTCTTCTTTAGCTGCGTTTGCATCTGCAATAGCTTTATCTAACAGATTAGATTTTTCTGCTGCGCTTGCTAAATTTGAATCTGCTTTGGATTGTGCTCTATCTGCTTTAGATTGGGCTTGTTTTGCAACCAATAGATCAGCATCCGCTTGGGACTTTATAGACTTAGCGTCTTCTACCAAAATGTTTGCAGAGTCTTGGGCAGTATCAATAAGACTTTTTGCTTGTGCTTTTGCCTCAGCAACCAAATCAGCGGCTTGTTGTTTTGCTTCACTTAAAGTTGTAGCAGCTTCATCAAGATCAGCTTTAACTTTTGCTTTGATAGTCAGAATATCTGACGCTGGTCCAACTAACTCAACATATTTTTTATGTTCAGCAGTAGCGTCTTCAAGGGCTTTTAATTTCGATTGATAAACTTTTGGGTCTGCTGCAACAAGCGACAACAGCTCAAGAATTTGAGAGCTACCGCCAGAAGAACCGTCAATATTATTAGCAATCATGCTAAACCTCCGCCACCAGCTTGAATAAACGTGCAACGTACAGAACCAGCCCCTGCAGTTTGCCTAATTCGCAGCCCACTTACTGGGTATGCAACGTTAGAATCTTTCGTAGCTGTTTGTGCTGTTAGTGATGGGTGATCTGTAAAGTTACCTGATGCTGGGGAATAGTTACTAGCAAAAACGTCATCAAATGTATATTGAACAGTATACGTTGCAGTTCCAGTAACAACCACAGAAACAGCCACGTTAAACGGCGACACATAATTATCTGGTGGGTAAACGTTAGACGTTTTTGTCGCTGCAGATGCATCAGAAAGTGTAAATACGACTGCTCGCATAATTAATCTCCTAAAATGTTAAAGAGGGCTAGGGTTTTCCCTAACCCGTCAGATTAATTAAGAAGTAGCAAACGGAGTTGCAACAGTACCAGAACCTAACACTGTGCCTGTAACCATATACTTTAATGCAGCAATTGCGTAGATCTGTACAAATGTACCTGCAACACCGCCAGTAGTTGTACCGTTAAAGTTAATAAAGTCATCGCTTGCGCCTGATACAAAACCTACAGCAGCACCAGAAGTGTCTGTGTCAATAGACAATACAGAACCTACATACTTATCTGTGCCGTCAGTACCAATCTTCAAAGAAGAAGTAGAGATTGTGGTTGGAACCCAAATGGTGTACATCACGCCTTCATTATTGGCGGTGCTTGGGTCTTGACCAGGACCAGAAGTGGTTGGGTTGGCAGATGCGTTAATAGTAGGTAGGGTTAGGGTTAAGGCAGCGGCTAAAGAGCCACCTACGGAGATAATACGTCCGCCATGAGCCTCTGGGCTTAGGGTAGTGCTGGTTGTAATTTCAACAATAGTCGCTGGACCTTGTTGATAAATGCCGCCCAATGAACGAATTGGACCTTGAAATGTGGATCGTGCCATGTTAATTCTCCATACAAAGTTAGCCTATTAATCGTGTATGCGTCTGCTGGGGCAGTTTAATAAGCGTAATTCCCAGTTTTAATAATCTTACTACAAACAAATTAAAAAGGGGAGTTTTTGACTCCCCTCTTCTTTATGCGCCTTGCGAACCAAACATCCCTAGTGGATCCGAGAATCCAAAGGAATAACGCTCACGAGACTTGTAACGGACGTTACCAGTATCGAAGTCTCCGTCCATGCTGTTTGCTAATGGAGTACGAACAAAATGCTTCATACCATTAGGAACATCAGTACAGAGGAAGTAAGCATTGGTGTCGGTCAGGTAGTTATTAACTGTATAACCTCCTGGGATCGAACCATTGTTTACGATGGCGTTAACGTCATTATCTGTAGTACCAACACGCAACTGTGTCTCTAGGAGACGGGTAGCTACGAACTGGAGTGCAGGTGGAACGATTAACTTTGTTGGTTTAGCAGCGATCAACAAGCCACGCTCATCTGTCCAACCAGCGATCTGAATAACTGCGGCTTCCAAAGAAGTCTCATTCAAGTCAGCTTGGGTTGTGAAAGTGTTGCTGTTTACACCACCAGAAACCAGTGGGTGTGATGTGCTAAATAAAGCCACACCGTCACCACCAGCATATACGCCAGCAGAGAAACCGTTGTTTAGAACGGAAGCTGCCTTAGTTTGCTTGGTGTATGCCATAGCACGAGCCAATGCCTTGGTATAACGAGCCGATAAGCTGTCATACAAGTTGTCCTCGATTGCCTCTTCGGTTAGAGAGAAGCCAAGGGCGATGGTTTCGTGGTTATAGCGAGCTGTGAAAGCCTCTTGTGCATTGTCATAAGCGATGGCAGAACCTTCGTTTTTGACTGGTGCAGCGGAGAAGCCTGACAGTTTTGTTTCTTCTTCAAACG